GGTTTACTCCACAGAAGCCACCTAGACCAAAACCCAGCCGTTTTAATTCCCTTTTTAGTCCATGTTTCACCCATACGTCCATGACGTGCAAGATACCGTTTCATGCGCGATGGATCCTTGTGTAATGTATAGTCTGAATACCCCTTACCCCCGAAATCGACATGACTGTTATTTTCGAATGTAACTCTATACTTTTTTTTCAGATTGGGACTTTCCTTGATGATTACTTTCATATATAAATAGTAAATATTTATTTCTGTGTATCTATTATAGACATGAATCTCCGCAAGCCAACAATTACCAGGATTATTTTCATATCTGCAATCGTTTCGATCTGTGTAGCGTTTATAATTGCTAGGGTTTCAAAATCCCGTGAGAGTAATAAAAACTATAAATTCCCTCCCATGTCGAAGGAGACGTGGGAAGCATTGGGTACACCCCCCGAACCAGAGGAAGAAGAGGAAGAGGAAGATGTGTCTCCACCATAGGAAGAACTGGAAGGGTATACCGCTTTTTAGAAACATGGGTACACGTATATTAGGTATAAACCCTATAGGAAGTTCAACTTCTTCACAACCTCGTATGTAAGTAAATCATTAAAAAAAACTATTTTAAAAATAAGAATCGACAGTGACTCGAATCAAAAGTGACTCGAGTCACTCTAGTAAAAAGTTTGACTCTGACTCAAGAATCATACGACGGAGTATATATAGAAAAATAAATTATTTCACTATTGAGATTATTATATTATTAACATGTATATGAAAACATCGACGAGTGTTATGAAAAATCTACACGAGAGTACGATACTCGAAAAAAAAAGTATGGATGAACGAAAACAACATCCGACATATAGACCAGGACCCCGTATCAGTAAGATGTGTGGTATGGGCCGAGAATTGGTGTTAGTCAACAAATCAAAATACCATGTAAAGTTTATCATAAAACCAGTTCCGTGTTATTGTTTCATGAAGATGATAAAGATAGGTGGTCCGTCGGGGGTTGGGATAGAGGGTAGTTTTGAGAAAAATAAGGACGATGAAATTCAGGAAGTCCCTTTAGCCCCTATGACAGATGAATCAATTGATTTTATGGTTGAAACATTACAAAGTCGACATGTACTTGTTACACTTGAAATAGAAGGGAAAACCATATTCACAAATCGAAAGATGGGTGCGTACGACAAGTATACGTGTCGCGACCACGTCTATTTACGAGTTATCTGATCCATATCGGGCATTTCTTCACCACTTGCAACTTCAAATTGCACGTGATCAAGATCGGGACAGCACTGCGCAAACCCATCATACGTAATTTTACACGATCGGCAATAATACCAAATCATGATAATTATACACCCACGATACAGTTACTTAAGTGTTTCGTGCATGCATTATATAATGGATACCAATTTCGATAAAGTTATTGCTGATTTGCATAATCTTCGAGAAGATGTCAGAGAGGTTAACGAAGATTATGAACTCGAATTGGAAATGTTCCGGGCAGACTTGAGACATCAGTTCGGTGTGAAGCTATTATTGATACTGTCCATGTTTATTAATGGGATACTGGTTGTATATTGCGCTAGGGATGATGACACACCACGTCTTTCGTAAACGATATAAAGAGTTCCATCGTATCAAGTATATATGAAGCTTCTCATCAAACGCCTCTCTAACAATGCGATCATCCCTACACGCGCATCCCCCGGCTCGGTCGGGTATGACCTTTACAGTACAATTGATATGTATATCCCACCAATGGAACGTGGTATTGTGAACACAGGTATCGCTGCTACTATCCCAATCGGCGTATACGGTCGTATCGCACCTCGGTCAGGGCTTGCTGTAAAGCACGGAATTCAAACCGGAGCCGGTGTTATCGACCCTGATTATACAGGTGAACTGAAGGTTATATTATTTAATCAAGGAGGAGAAAAGTTCGAGATTAAACAAGGAGACCGAATTGCCCAGCTTATTTTAGAAAAATGTGAAACGCCTCCTATTGAAGAGGTCACGACTATTGAAGATACCGAGCGTGGTACGCGCGGTTTTGGTTCTTCTGGATAAATTTAATTTGCAAACGCTACACCACCCATACCATCCTTAATTCTCAGGATGTTATAGTTGACAGCGTACGTTCTAACAATGGCACCGAGCCTGTTGGTGGTTCCATTGAGAACCAACTTGGCATTGTCTATGCGCGAGAAGTTGAGCGAACCCGTAGGTTGCGACTTGTTCATTGTCAGACAGAATGGCCACGTGAACGTAGATGTAGTGTTCAACACGTTAGGGGCGAGCACCGAGCAATGCATTTCAGGGACGACATTATGGTGATACGTCGCAGATGTATTTTCAAATAACGGTGTGCCGTTGATATACAGTGTCGAGTCGTCAAACGACCAGTTTGTAGACCACGTGGAACCGTCAGCTATAGACGAAACAACGTGAAGTGCCTTGACGGGGTGGTTGAAGTACGTGAGATCCACATCCGTGTCAGACGCTGACATTGGCTGGTACTGGGTCTGTGTGATGAGAAGTTCGTGTTCATGGTTCACGACCATCTCCCTCTCTTCCGTATCCAGGTATACGTACGTACCAAACACCTTGGGTGTGGTACCCGGCGAAAACGTCCCCGATCGGCATTTAATACGTAACTCCACCTGATGGAACTGGAGGGCTGTAAGAGGGAGAGATTTTGTCCAATCTTCGCTGAAGAAGAAAGGGATCATGTAATGATCCGCGTGGGTCGATACACCTACCGCGTTTTCGGGAACTTCGTCGAGTGTCACGGCACACGTAGCCTTAGCCTGATCCTGTTTGTACAAAACATTGTGCACACCCTGGATGAAAAGAGAGTCAAGCTTGGTGACTTCCTGACCACCGATCCAAAGGGAAAATTCGGTCACACTCGTATCAGTCGTTTTGAAGAAACCGGTGTTAACATCGTCAGTAGCTCCGATACCGGTGGCTTCTATCCAGATGTAACTGAGCAGGTCACCCTTTGTGCGTAGCGGGATGACGACATCATTACCCGATCCGAATGTACCCACGTAATCGAGACGTTCGGGTTTGATGGAAAAATTGGTATGACGTTTATAGTTCTGGTGGAAAAAGGATACTTGGGGGTCGCCGGTGATGAATACATCCTGAGCGCCCTTCGATACGAGATCGATCAACGCAGCAGACATTTATTAATAAACGATATTAAAATTTTAGCTCTATAACTTAGTAAGTAGGATGGTACAATTTCAGGTTCTCACCTGGGACGCTCGCGATGAAGGTGAAGATCATAATATTCGTATTTTCGGTAAGACGATTAAAGGTGAATCCGTCTGTGTAACAACTAAATTTATACCTTATTTTTTTGTGAAAGTTCCAGGGACTATGACACCAAACTCTGTCATTCAATACGTTAAACGAACGTGTCCAGACATTGTTAGCATGGATGTAGTGGAAGCAAAGGATATGGAAGGATTTCAAAATGGGGCGATGAGTTTCTTTTTACAAATTCACTGTCAAAATCTCACGTCAAGGCGTCATATAAGTAACCGTTTACGCAAACACGTGACTGGACTATCTAATAAATTAAAAATATTTGAGGCTAATCTCGATCCTGTACTGCGTCTCATGCACCGCACGGGTATTCAGTCTACTGGATGGGTTGATACGACTAATACATGTGACCGTGCGTATCATACAAAAGCTGAAATCGATTTACAGTGTAACGATTGGCGACAATTGAAACCATTTGATACGACGGATATTGCACCCTTTGTCATAGCGTCGCTTGATATCGAGTGTTATAGCTCCACTGGGAAGTTCCCTAGTCCCTCTGTGCACGGTGACGCGTGTTTTCAAATAGCTATCTCACTCTTACGTTTCGGTGAAGATGAACCGTACGACAAGACATGTTTATGTTATAAGGAGACTGATAAGAACATCGAAGGGTGCTCCATCGTGAGTTACAAGTCCGAGCGCGATCTTCTGATGGGTTTTAGTGAATATCTCAATAACCATGATATAGATATTATAACCGGATGGAATATTTTCGGATTTGATTTAGAGTATATTATGGAGCGTGGTATGGTTAATAATTGCCCTCTTGCATTTTATAGAATGAGTAAACTTAGGGATTATACATGTACACTCACGCGTAAAAAGTTATCATCTAGCGCACTCGGAGATAATGAACTGAAACTCGTACCGATGCCTGGTCGATTTATATTCGATCTTTTCCACGAGGTTAAACGTGAATATAAGTTAGATTCGTATAAACTTAACAACGTTTCTCAAATTTATTTAGGAGATCAAAAAATTGACATGCCTCCAAAAGAAATGTTTGCTCGTTTTGTTCGAGAAGATCCAGTCGAGTTACGTGAAGTTGCCGAATATTGTATCAAGGATACGTTACTTCCTCATAAACTGATAGCAAAATTATCAACACTGATGAATTTACTGGAAATGGCCAAGGCGACGTGGGTTCCGTTGAGTTATTTAGTTGAGAGGGGGCAACAAATCAAGGTCTTCAGTCAATTGACTAAAAAGGCGCGTGAAATGGGGTTCAAGGTACCCGCGTACGAATACGGCCACGTTGATAACACTGGTTATGTTGGGGCAACTGTTCTCGAGGCGCAATCTGGTGCATATTATACACCAATTACAGCACTAGATTTTGAGGGTCTATATCCATCTATCATGATGGCACATAATCTCTGTTATTCTAGTCTTGTACGGGACAAGAAATATGACAACCTACCTGGTATCGAGTATGAACGTTTTGGTGAGCATACATTTGCCCAAAATGTACCGAGTATTTTACCGAGTATTCTCGCAGAATTGAAACAGTTTCGCAAACAAGCTAAGAAGGATATGGCGCAGTCAACAGGTGCGACGAAACAGATGTACAACGGTAAACAACTCGCGTATAAAATTTCCATGAATTCCGTATACGGTTTTACGGGTGCGTCGAAGGGTATTTTACCATGTGTAGCTATCGCATCTACGACGACCATGAAAGGGCGTAATATGATTGACGATACCAAGACATATGTTGAAAAGCATTATCCGGGATCTAAGGTGCGATACGGTGACACGGATAGTGTTATGATTGAATTTGATGTTGGAGGGCGTACGGGTAAAGAAGCTATCGAGTATAGTTGGGAACTGGGTGAAAAGGCGGCTGATGAATGCACAAAATTGTTCAAGGCTCCGAATAATTTAGAACTTGAAAAGGTGTATTGTCCTTATTTCCTCTATTCAAAGAAGCGGTACGCTGCTAAACTTTGGACAAAGGGTAAAGATGGGAATATGAATATGGATTATATTGATGTAAAAGGGTTGCAGCTTGTCAGACGTGATAACACACCTTTCATGAGAGAGGTGTGTAAAGAACTCCTCGATGTCGTGTTAGATAGTAGCGATACCGTGGCTCCACGGGCACTGGCCCGAAAACGAGCGATTGAACTACTCGAGGGTGACGTCCCAAACGAAAAACTGATTTTGAGTCAAGGGCTTTCGGATTCGTATAAGGTAAAGGGTGAGAGTGTTTCTGTATTAAGTGCGTATATCACTGATATCAATCAAGCACACGTGCAAGTAGTGAGAAAAATGCGCGAGCGTCAGCCGGGATCTGAGCCACAGTCGGGTGATAGAGTGCCGTATATATTAGTCAAAACTGACGACCCTAAAGCACGTGCCTTTGAAAAATCTGAGGATCCTGTATATGCGAAAGAACACAATCTTGCGATCGATTACCCCTATTACTTTCTGAATAAATTCCTGAACCCAGTGTGTGACTTACTCGAGCCATTGTTTGATGATGTTAAAGGTGACATTTTCGGTGAGCTACTTTTAAGAGCTAAACCACCTAAAAAAACGAAAGCGACTGCATCGACGCCTGATAAGAATCAAATGCTACTGAGCGATATATTTAAAAAAAAGACCCCATGATAATATATGCTAGGTAGTGTAACTGAACAGATTGAAATTTTGATTCAGAAGGAAGCTCGGCGTCAGGTTACCGAACGTGAGAAAGAACTCAAAGCTCATACGAATGAACATACACGTGAGCAAAAGGAGCATTTTAACGAGCGATTAAAGGAGGCTGTACATGGTCATAAGGAACATCATAGTCGTACCACTCGAGATATTGTAGATAAATACAAAGAGCAAATAAATGCATTAAAAGTGGAACATAAATCTAACATCACGAAATTAGAAAAAGAAAATCACGATTACGTGAGTAAAGTTGTAGAAAAGGTGTCAGCCCTGTATGCAATTCCAATTAAAACCGTTCGACGCGATCTTGCACCGGATGCGGATAAGCGTTGTTTAGGGATACGGAAAAATGGCAAACTATGTACAAATAAAGCAATTCGTGATGGATATTGCTGTGTACATGTCGGTGATCCACGACCATGTACTCCTATACTCATGCCACGGGGTCTATTGCGGCACACACACCCATTTCCATCTGGACTTGTTGCGGGGTGTCCGGCATGTGAAAAAAAAGTGGTTGCAAATGAATTTAGAGATTTGCCTTCTATTATTTAATATGAATAAGTCGGATATTCTATTAACATCTATTAATAATTTTTACACCATACCAGAAAATAGAGCTACGCTAATCGAACTTTTAAACAAAAGTGGGGGTATATCTCTACGCAATCTGGAATGGTTTATTACGAATTATTCTAAAAAACATAACCTTTCATACGAAACGAACGACGGTCGAATTTTCAGTGTGCATTGTGCTTATAAATCAAGTCTAGATGGGTACAGTAAAAAACTGTTCGATCCATTCTGTCGCGCGGATAAAATCGTGTATAAGGTACCTGAGACACCAGATGAAATTCATACGACTGTTGCACAGCTGAATTTCATCCGATGGTGTATTAGGAATAAGATTGTCGATTACATTCGTGTACATCATGATACACTCTTTAGTAAGCAAGTGACATAAATCCGTTATTAAATTCAAACGTTTGATACCCAACATAATATAAATGTAAATTATAAACATCCGATAAGCCGGGTTTTAACTGTATTTCTAACAAGGTACGATCTGAATTTAATTTACTAAAGTCCAAGCTTCCCGATGGTTCCACATTAATCGGATTCATCGAGAATGCATACGTGTAAATATTTCTATTAGGTCTAGATAATCGTGTGTTATAGGGTACGATATATTTAAAATAATTATGATCAGCGATGGGTATATTAGGTAAGTCTTGACCATTTATATAGAGTTTAGCTGAGTCTAAAACCGCCGACGAAAATGAATTTCCAATTAAATAGGATGTAGCGGATGAAAAGTTAAACCTATTTGACATTTGACGCGTTGTTATATCTGTATCAGGGCGACTGGGACTTCCGTGTATACCTGCATCTTCATATATTTGTTTTCGCAGAAACCAAAACATCGTCTTGACTGGTATATCCGGGATGAGTTGTAATTTGATTGAATTTTCAGATAGTTTTGTTTCTTCTGTGGGGTGTTTCTTAACCATATCAGTGATAAACGTTTGTTTATTTGTCATTAAATATGTACGCTCTTGAGGACTTAATGTGATTTCTTCAGTGACAATATCAAACGTATCGAGTGTTAAATCGTATGATGAATTTGTAAAAAACGTTTTCGGTCTAAATTTAATTTCAAATTCTATCTTCTGTTTGTGCATTGCACACGTTGGAAAGTATGGTCTATTTGGGGAATTTGAATCATATTCGTCGCCTTCGTATTTGCGAGAAAAGAATAATGGAATGGGAACCATCAATGTTGATTTAAACCTGGATATCTCGCTATCATTTACGTGTGAGACGTTATCTGATTGATTTCTGTTCAACATATACCGTTTGGTGCGCTTTTCCGATGCGTCGAGATACATTTCATCGTAAATTATACCCCAATCGTCGTAGTATTTGTCTACCTCAATCTCATCTACACGCATAGAGACACTTTCAATAACATGACGACCAACTTGATCAGCTACATTAGAGTTGGATTCGACGGCTGGCATTGTCATGTGTATGTACATATTCGATAACAAATCTCCCATATTTTGGGGGTTTAATGTAACCTTGATAGTTTCACCTAAAGGCCACGTAGCGGAGCTAGAGGATGGTTTAGAGATGGTAACGCTTTTATGAAATTTTGTAAAGTTTGAATGCTGCTTCGCTTCATATTTAAAGAGGGAATGTTCGAGGTCGGTTTTCAATAGGTACGTATCCTGTTGACCTATCGCATTCAGGGACAATACTGCACCTTGATCCGGACCTTGTAATCCCATACTTATCTATTGTCTATATATTTTTAATATCATTTTCCCACATTGAAAGAGGTGCTGTAGATGTTGTCAATTGAAGTTCATCTCTTAACTGTTTCACTTCCTTGAGTAACGCTGCTACGCGTTCTTCTGTATATTCTACTGTCTTGGTGTTTAACAAATAGTCGTAACTTCCCTCAACTGTTGGAAACGTGTGCGACAATTCTACTTCAAGATCTCGTTTCTTACGTTTGAACACTATTAACGCTCCACTGATAACCATCGTGACGAATTTCGCCCGGTGGTTATACGTGTCAACCTTTATCTGAAGAACATTAATCAGGTGAGCCTTACGCTTGATATAGTACTCGTGGCGAAGTTTGATGAAATCCATTAGGATCATTTCAGCACTCTCGTATTTATGAATTCCCTTCGTTGGATGGAACAAGTGCATGTTCGACGTTCGAACTGTTTTGTGTAGCTTTAGATCCCTGATGATATCTTTACCACAATAGTTCTGTATGACGAAATCAACATCTTCCGTTGTACTGTTGTTTGTATACGAGCCAATAATCTTCTTTTCGGTAAGCGTGTCGAGATGCTCCTTATAATCTTGTGTCCATCGCCCGGGTGGTAGCTCTGTCACCTTGATAGTCTGACCGATCACGTTCCACACCCCTTCCGTGACCCATGTTTCATTTTCATAAAACACACGACCTTTAAATCCTCTAAACCATGGTTTCATTCTCTGAATTCCCTTACCAGTGATGAAATTAAGTATATTAGCTGAGATATCTTTGGGGTTAAATGGGGGTACGTAACAGCTAAACCCTGTGCCGATACCTTCCGTGCCGTTCACGAGAACCATTGGTAATGCAGGCATGTAGAATTCAGGTTCAATTGAACGACCATCATCATCCAAATAATTGAGTATAGGGTCATCTTTGGGGTCGAAAATCTTTCGAGCAGCACTTGTCAACCGTGTGAAGATATACCTTGTTTGAGATGCATCTTTACCACCCATAAGCCTAGTTCCAAACTGACCACACGGTTCGAGAAGGTTGATATTATTTGACCCGGTGTAATCGTTTGCCAGTTTGACAATAGTTTCAGCGAGAGATACTTCACCGTGATGATACGAACTCTTTTCTGCCACGTACGCAGCCAACTGTGCAACCTTCATCTCATCGCGTAAATTCTTTTGGAAGCATGAATACATCACCTTACGCTGTGAAGGTTTGAGACCGTCTGCTACGTGTGCGATGGATCGTTTCAAATCTGCGAGACTGAAATTGACAAGATCCTTGTGTACGAAGTCCGTAATAGACAAACGTTTGACATGACCGTACGGTACTTCAAGCTCGCGTGCATCCTTTGCTGTACTTTCGAGTAGCCACACCTTTCTATCATCTGCCCTCTTCTTATCGAATGCGAGTATGATTGATTTATCTGTCATGACATCCACGTCAAACTTTACCGTGAGATCTTGTATTTTTTTGAAATACTCGCGAGCCTCTGCAGATGTAGATGTACCGAGACCCTTGTAATACTTGATGCGCCACCCCTGCTTCCCGTCTCCGTACCAGGTTCGAAAAGCTGAGTCGGTGTAGAACGATTTAGTCTCAGAACCCTTTATTGCCTTGATGATAGGTGTCACCATACTCACGACAAAGTTCAATTTTAATAGGCTCGGCCAAAAGTAATGGATCATGTTGAGAATAAGACCCTTGATGTGACTTCCGTCGTTATCTGCATCTGTCATGATCATGAGACGTCCATATCGAAGTTCAGAAACATCTGTATACTCTTTGCCTTGTTGAAGTCCTAAGATCTTCTTGAGATCGTTGAACTCTTGGTTTGATGTGAGTTGTGAGACTGAAACATCACGTACATTCTTACACTTACCACGGAGAGGGAATACACCATAATGGTCACGACCAACTACGGAGAGACCCGCAACTGCGAGGGTCTTTGCCGAGTCACCCTCTGTTACGATGAGAGTGCACTTACCCGAATGTGCAGTCCCAGCTTTATTCGCATCATCCAATTTAGGGATACCTGTAATCTTAGATTTACGTGCACCATCGGTCTTCTTGAGTTCTTTCATTTCCTTGAACCGTGAAAGGGCTGTGAGTTCGTCGGCGATACCAGTCTTGAGAGCATTCTTCACGAATGTCTTGGGTAATTCAAATTTACTTCCAAAGTGTTGCGATTTGGTTGTACACTCCGATTTAACTTGACTAGAGAAGTTCGGGTTCTCTAGTGTTGCCTTTACAAAAATTGTAAAAGCATTCTTAACTTGTTGTGGTTTGAGTTTTATTTTTTTTGCCATATCTTCAATAATACCATTTGCGATAATCGTCGTGACGTGATCAACGTGTGTACCACCACGTGAGGTACAGAGACCGTTTACGAATGATACTTGTTCCATTCCATTTTCCGAAGGGCCGATACACACTGACCAGCGATCACTTGTCATGGAGTGGACATTCTCTACACCGTCGTGCATTTTCGCATACGCTTCGAAGTTTTGTTTTGGTAACGTCTCACCGTTATACTTGACCTTACAGTTCGGTGAGGTGCATATGTTTGCATCCCATACTCGTTTTTCTATAATTTTAGCAATACCCAGATCCATTTGTTTCATACCAAAACGCTTCCAGTCAGGTCGGAATGAAACGGATACGGATGAAGTTGCACCGTTGAATTTTTTAATTTTGGGGGGGTAGCATGTTGTCATGTTATCAAACCATTCCTGTGTATATTCTTGTTTTGTTTCAGAGTCTTTGATGATGACAGAGAACCACGTGGAATAAATGTTTGCGAGTTTAGCACCGTACCCATTGCGACCACCGACTACGCGTTTTTGCGTGTCGTCATAATTGGTACTCGTGAGAAGATGTCCGAAAACGAGTTCGGGGTTCCATATACCTTCTTTGACATTCTCGCGGATACTGATACCCCCGAGTGGTCCGTTGTTGTCCACGGTAATCATACCATGTTCCATATCCGTCTTGATTGAAATTAACGAAACATGTTTGGGGTGCATAGAGTTTCGGTCGATGGCGTTGACGAGAATTTCATCAAAGATTTTCAAGAGTGCCGGGGAATATTGGACGGCAGCCTTCGCAAAAGTATCTCCATCTAGAATCCAATACGGTTCACGTACGAGATCGACGGGGCCGACATACGAGTCGGGTCTTTTGAGAACGTGTTCTATATGGGTGAGTTTTTGTACGTTTTCCATATTTACTTGACTTTATTACATCTCAAAGCTCTAACTTAAGTTCTTTTTCTATAAATCTGTTCACGAATTCCAGCATGTATGAAATCGCTCCCTCACTCGGTTCAATCCGGTTAAAATTATTTTCTGCATCTGGATAAAATAAACCATTTTTCGATGAATTGATGAGCATCATATACCTTTTTTCATCGACACCAAGATCTCGAGCATTAGCAGCGTCCCCGATGAGAAGTTGTGTGTTTTTATGATTGAATACTTTTGCCAGGAAAATTGCAATGTCATGCGGATCCTCGATGTGTTGTCCTTTACACCTGGGATACATCTCATCAATTACGAAATTTTCAGCTCGAAGTTCTTCGAAGTTTTTAATAAGTGTGTCATACGGTAATATTTCGAGGAAAGTTTTCTGAAAGTTACTTACTAAAAACTTGTGATATTCGTCATATGTCATCCCAACAACGAATTTCATGTACTCACCATTCTTGTTAATTTTACTGTTTCGATCCGCCTGTAAAGATCCTGTAAGCCGTCTCCAGAAAGTTTTCTTTCTATGAACAGGACATTTACATGCGTATATATGTTGACTACACGGAATACCATATGGTGAGTATTTCATATTGAATGGGTGTCTACACAAGGTTCGTGTGTTTTTACCGACACGGTGACTAGTGATAATACCCACTCCGTATCCAACTTCAGAGGTGGGTGGTTCCTGGCGGTGAACCACATAACTCATTTTTTTTGGAACCTTGGGAACCTTGGGAACCTTGGGAACCTTGGGAACCTTGGGAACCTTGGGAACCTTTGGAGCATCAAAATCTTCAAGTAAATCACCTATACACTCATCGACAACCTGTTCGGTAGAACTGTATAATCTTAATATGTCCTGAAATGAACGAAGTCGTTTAAAATTATCTGCGAAGTGGTAACTTTCACCCTTGAATACAACGTCCCGTAAGCACCTATCTGATTTGATGGAGAAATATCGATCTGTCTCACCAACACTTTTACCCCTTTGACGCTCCTCAATATACACATTGAAATTAGAAGGGTTTATATGAGTATTATTACACCTTCGTTCGAAACGCCTCCACTCAATTTCTCCACGCGTAGATAGTGTAACTCGCATTTGACTTGGGTCAACATAGTCAAATGTAAGATGTAATTTATCTGTAATGTTAGGAGACATTTTATCTTACTTTATTACAACTCAAAACTCTAACTTAGGTACTTAATTTCAATGGTCAGTTGAATGGGTTTTGTGACAATTTTGAACACACATGTCCACCAATACCTCCCGCCACACTAAACACTGTTCTAGCTTCTAGGTGATTATTACAATACCAATCCTCACAACCCTTGACATGACATTGTGTTTTAGGTGTATCACTTGCGCTACATTGTTTTTTATATGTGCTTGAGCATTCACGTTCTTTATTTCTTTGTATTTCCTCCTCCTTTTCCTTTTCCCCATTCTCTCGGATTATCCTATCAATTGTTTCTTGTGAAGGCTGTTCAAACAATACTTTATGATTAACCGTGACGTTTCGTTGTGCATCTGTAAAATCTTTGTGCAAACCAATGTATTGATACTTAATCATGACTCGTTTACCTCCCTCAACAGTTATCTCGATGGCATCGTTTTTAGGTATAGTATCTTTATCTGTCTTGAAGAGTTCAACTTTTGAATAGTCAATCTTATTACTACCCCCAACCCCTCCAACCCCCGGTATATTCAGGTTTACTTCCTTTTCCATGCGTAAGATTTGTTTTTCTTCATAGTGTGAAGCTTCATATTTAATTTCGTAATTAGAATTATTTTGAATTTCCAATTTACTACGTGTTCCAATCCATTTTGTTGGTTTAGGTTCTAATATTAACATTTGTATTAAATAATATTTTTATTTAGTGAGAATTTTTTTAAGTATTTCGAGAACTGCTGCGACAGCTACCGGTACACATACTTTAATATAAGTTCCTTCGGGTAGTTCATTCCTATATTCGTCTAGAGTTTCCATCACTACACATAAGTCAGGATCTGTCGACAGTAATATTTTCTTTGGATACGATAAGAAGAGATGTACGTCTATTTTATCATAGCAATTTTTGTTTTGTTCTTGATGATGCAGAATAAAACAAGAGGTATGAACAAAGCCATAGAAAAGCTTGTTCGTCAGTCTGCTCGATACGCCACAGCAGCACAACAAGATAAATCACCGGTCATAGCAATTCTCCATGCAAACTATGCGGCGGCGTACCTATACGCACTCAAAGATATAGCAACAGAATCACAAATTCATAATACAACTGGTATAAACGTGAAGAAGTTCAAAGAGCATGTGATCAATGTACAAGATATGGTGACTAAAAAGACTACCGAAACATGCCCAGAATTTGCGGGACAAGTAGATATTTATCTCGCAGAAATTGGGGGTGCAGCTTGATAACCTAAGTCAGTGTAAAAAATAAAGAAAGTAAGTTCTAAAAATGGAAATTATTCGTGATGCCGTGTGGGACAAGTGCCTTACCGATTCGGTGAAGTTGTTCCACCTTAATGAACCAGATGACCGGTGTTATCACCTAGCTAATGCGACATGGGTGATGAAGAATAAATATCAAGAGCACGCCAATAAGAAGGATTCACGAAAGGTGATCGTTATTGATAAATCCCCTGAGATTATATCCGAGCAGCGCACATCAACTAAGAAAACATGTTCGGCGTTGACGATGAAGGGTAAACCATGTGGGTTCAAAGCTTCATGTGGAAATTTCTGTAAAAAACACCAAGCTAAACCATTAAAACTGGGTGCTAAAATCGATATGAAAAAAATTAAAATCAATGACTAATGTAAAGATGATGTTAGACGAGGACACGCTTAGACCTGTTATAATAGCGATGACAGTTTATATCAGTATAGTCATTCTCGTTCCTCGTATCATCACCAAACCCACTGGTATACGGTTCGTAGACGATCTCATTCTCACTCTACTCGCTCAAAAAGATTCAGCTATGCATGGTACTATTATTACCGGTCTCGTTGTTCTTCTCACCAATTACATTCAGGATGAATTCTTCTAAGACATTCTTCTTCCCAACTAGATTTTTAGTATATTCGTGATCCATATGACGAACACGATTTTCGTATGCATGTCTCATGAACTCCAAGAGTTGGTCAAAGTTTGGTTCACCCCAAACCATACCTTTTTTGAAGAGGAAATCATCCCTCTCCAACTCTTGAAGTCCACAGTCAATCGTGTATGGTGTCTTGATATATTCAGGTGCACCTCCATAATTCGTAATAATCACGGGTTTATCTCTCATCGCCGCTTCTACAGCACCCATACCAACACCTTCAGAGTGTGAAAAATTTACATAACAATCACTGGTGTTATGAAGTGTATTCATTTCTTCATCAGATAACATATCATTGATGACTTCGACCCGTGGAAACTGAATCTGTACAGCTTGATTACTTGTGGCTTTGACAACGAGACGTGTATTTGGTTCATTCAGTCGCACAAAAGCCTGAAGAATGTCCTTAAACTTCTTTCTAGGGTCCATGATGTTCCCGATATGGTAAAATGTATAGGGTTTTTCAGGTGGGGTGGGAATATGTGCATGGATTACATAAAACTCATTTTCCGGAAATTGTCGAGATAGAACCTTTTTACAAAATTCACTGGGTACAGCAACTTTTTTAAATTCTTTCATGATAAGACCATAATCCTCATGCACTGTCTCTGTTTCACAGACGGTCATACAGGCTAGTTTTTTTACCCTCGTTTTCGCATACTTGACGTATTCAATCTGATCAGGGGTGGGAATCACAAAAATCAGGCCAGTGTCAACTTCTGGTAATTTTTGACCCAATTCATGGTAAGTACCATTGGGTAGAAATAGCTCCACATATTTCAGAGCATGCTGTCCTATCCCAGTTTTCAGATGAGGACCGATGATTATCATTTGGTATAAAGATAATCTTTCTTTTATATATAGTATTATGAATCCTTTACGGAAAGAACTGGAAGACGAACTCAAGCGTACTCGCCTTGATAAGACTCGCCTTTATGACTTTCTCATTAAACTCGTTGATGGTGGTGTTGGTGTTGGTGGTGGTTCAGGGGAAGCAGGTCCCGCAGGTCCCACAGGTCCCGCAGGTCCCGCAGGTCCCAGGGGTGCCGCTGGTGCTACTGGCCCCGCCGGTTCTATCGGTCCTGCCGGCCCCGCCGGTGTCAGTACCTCAGTCAAGGCTACCCCTACCCCTACCCCTACTAAGAAGACTGTCGCGCCCAAGAAGAAAGGTGCCACAACCGCTTAATCAATGAAATAGGTATAAAGTCAAAAACCCTATTATAAATACATGATTGCCATCGCGTGTGCACCGACACGTATTTATAACACGGCTGAAAACAAAGTAAAAAAGAACAAAGACCGCCATTGGCGTCAGCACTCTACAGGTGCTTCAACTCGACCACATAGATTCGATATGGAACCAAAATCTCTAACATCTGTACCTGAACCCGAACCCGAAAATATTGAACGTTTACAAGAACAAATTGTTAAATACAAGATTGCAACTCATAAAATGAAGGTATTGGCTGGATGGAACCTGCGTTCGACAAAATCCGCTCTTAAGGATGTACAGGAAATGCTCGAAACTTTGGATGATCTCTATGGTGACGAAGCGTTTGAGGAATGATATGTTTTCATTTATGAAAGAATCTTCGTAAAGAAAACACCACTGTAACGAAACGTATCACACCCGCTAGTAACTCTGTTTCAGCCATCATGTTACACATATTATGTATATGATCAATTGATATTATCGGATTGTTCATAATATCTATAATGTATGGGGACATACGGACTGTTATACTCTTGTTACTATTTGCTCCTCCTATATGTAAAAACCTTTTACCTACGATGGACGTCATTTTTACCATCCGTATAATCCCTAAACCCATATACACTTCAGTGATATAATATTCTTTAAACTACTGCCACTGGGGATTTATTCACCCACCATAAAAAGCTCCCGAAAGCTGATACTAGGAGTGCGAATAAAAGACCAAATGAATATTTCTTGGGGTTCTCGGATGGTGGTTTGTCTGGGAGTTTCTGAACGTTTATGTTCAGTAAATCAATCTTATTGATGAGTTTATCAAGTGCTAATAGAATCTGAAGCTCGCGATCACGTGGTTTTTCTTTTATATTTACCGTGGTAATCTCAAGAATCATATACCACTTAGCCTCCGGTTGAAGAGTTACATAGTCTCCATCATCTTGTTGTTCAAAGATGTTGAAGTTTAGTTTCTTAATCGATATAGGATTGAAGTAATTTGTTTGTTGATGAAAACGTTTCCATTGTTTATCTCTTAAGATAAAATCATTACTCCCGGAAAAATGTCTTTCTAAAGGAACTCTCGCTAAAATCTGTCCATGTCTCTCATCGAGAATTTGTGCCACTTTTGGAATCTCCGGACAAACAATATCCACAAACTTGGCTACATTCGTACTCGCACTCGCGTTACTTTCACCAACTTGTGTTATGTAAAAATCCACCAATTTGATTCCAAGTACCCTACTCATATCCTCCACATGGGTATTTGATTGAAGTGTGAGGTCTAGGGAAAATGTATTATTTGTACCATTCACGAATTCGGAATCCACGACAACATACTGAACTTTTTTTGGTATGTCGTCGAGTGACATTCTGATGTAAGACAATACTTTTTTCTTCAGTAAAAGTAAACAGCATGAATAGAAACATGCGTTTACCAAACATGCGTTTACCAAACATGCGTGTTCCAAATAATACAATTGTTCCCAAAAAATCAAACTTTAGATTATATATAGTGCTTATATTGATTATATGTCTTTGTGTCGCCATGGTAGGATATTATACACTGAAAATACGACCCAATGGGAATATGTTACAGGGTTACCCGCATGTTGAATGGGGGTCGGTTAAAGGACTCGGAGATCCCCGTGGCAGACCCAAACAGACTCTAGCTCAATGTAGAGCGTACGCGAGAGAAAAAGGTTACCCAGGTGTAGGGTATCGTACAGATAAACACCCATCTACCCCATGGAAAAATACATGCTTTTTCTTCAAAAAACCCAATGATGCTGCTGGGTGGCAGGGAAATGATGCTGATAAAGCACATAAAACTGGGTGTACCAACCCGGGTAAATCTTGGGGAAGTTGTTAATTTTCACATTGACGATAGTATGCCAATTTCTATCGGGACAAAGGCAGTTACGATAATGACAGTCATGGCTGTGGGTACAATTCTCGATACTATTAGAGTTTTTAAAGGATATAAAAAAATGACTACTAAAGTTAATAAACAATGATTTATGCCAAAGCTGTTATTCAAGCTCTTATTTCTATGGGTCCTTATTACATCTCCAATACTTACACATGGATGAAATGTGCTCTATGGGATGCCCCACACCGTTTCATACTCGATGTCGAGCTTGAGAAAATTTCAATTGAGCGTGAGCAGCACCTAAGTGGGCATGGCGGCAGTGACGAAATATCAAACAATGACTGAATACGTTCTCCCCATCAACGAACTCTTTGTTCATTCAAGTGTACCCCTTGGAATCCCGGGTTTGGCCACAGACGATCTACGACTTGCATTTTTGCAAGCTACCGCACCGCTGTGTCCAGACGTACAACGTAAAATTTGGGAAGAAATTATTTACTGCACTGCACCAGTCGAACCACCCCCAGCACCCAAAAAATGCCGTTCAATTTCATACACTCGGTCCTCGATGTCATTACCCCGAAACCTGTTCAAGGTAAAAAATCTATGAAAGAATTAATGACTGTAGGTTCTATCATTGAAACTCATAATGAATGTTATGAAAAGCGGTACATTGAAGTAGAGAGAAATATTCAAATGGAAAGGAGGATGGATTTAGATGTTCTCATTACGAAGTGTAAAAGGTTACTGTCATTCGTAGAGACATTGGGTAAGAATCAAACTTTCGATAGAATGATACATTTTGTTGAAAAGGTGAGACAAGCTAAATATCGTGGTGATGATATCAAACCTTTATTCGAAGAGTTTGATGATATCGAAAATAATGTAAAAAAAAGCTATAAGTCTTTCGACAACCTAAGTTACGCGGGGATGATAGGATAATAGCATGTTATAAAAATGGACCTTTTCCATAAAATAATGGAGCTTGTTGACAAGAACTCGGAAAATATCCCAGAGGGGGACTATTTACAGTTGTGTGATACTATCCAGGAGTTACGAGAACACGTGAAGCCGCCATCCTTTCTAGACCAAACCACACCCATGTGGGTGAGTGATGAAACATCACAAGGGCCTCCAGTGTATCAACCTACATCTGACCGACTACCATCTGACCCCGATACAGCCGCTCAACGAGACCGAGAACAGCTTCATCAACTATGGAGAGAACTTGATGATGACGAAGAGCGCGAGAACCCGGGGCTGAATCAATTTTTACAGGAGTTACATGAAGAGTGGACTGACCCAGTTGAACCAGGTGCATACTACCCTCCGCCGAGACAGGGAATGCATCAAGATGTTGTCCCGGTGGATGTTGATTAACGCCGCGGTCTGAGACGCAAAGTACGGAGGTCCCGCCACGCGTCTCTAATAATACGAGGGGGTGCTGAAGGGTTGATTGTAGCTGGTGTGAACTTTGATAGTTCTTTTATTTTGAAATGTAATTTCTTGAGTTCATTTGATATCTTTACGTACGCCCACTCATTTCTCGTTGGGAACATCTCATCATCATCCATGATTTCCATGATCTTTCGTATGTTTTCCATCTAAGTGAAGCATAGAATTTATATTTTTCAAGAAAAAACATGGAAGACCTACGAGGCCTTATGGCTTGCCTTGACGAAATCGCCAGTCAGATCCCTGATGGTATCTATCTGAAGATGGCAGATCAAATGAAACGCGTTCATGACCACATGAACGGCAACAAACCGATCCACGAAGACACTTTCTATTACAGTGACGATGATTCAGAATTTGAAAGTGATGATGACAGTGACAGTGACTTCGAGGTTCCCACCGTTGAAAATCGACGGCTTCGAGAGCTAGAATACCAGAAGCTCAGAGATGAGATTTTTGGATTAGTGAAGCAGATGCACGCGGAGTACAAGGTTCTCGAGAAGTGGGACAAGGAGACGAGACGCGATTGTACCCCCATCAAGCGTATGACTACGTGGCGAAAGGGTCGGGCTATCATGACCTGGTGTGATAGTAGGGAACTTGTTTGTGGTTGCACCGATCAATTTGCCCTCTGGAAATGGAAGAATCTGGTGGAATACGGTATGAAGATGATCGTGTTTGAAATTGGAACCGAGGCTGAGAAGGCCTCCGCGTCCCGTGGGTTCATCTGCCAGGACGATCTCTCCCTCAAAACACTCCAAAAACTTCCCGCGTTTGAAAAACAAATTTACGAGGAGTACAAGGAAGAGTCTCACAGGAAATGGAACTCGTGTGTTGAAGATGCCAAGAAGAAGGTCAAGGAATCTGAGGAAAAGATGAATACCTTAGAGAAGGCGTGTATACAGAGAGAATATCTAATTGGTGGTTTCTTATGCGAC